GGTAGAGACACAACACGGGTACTTGGTTTTGTGTTGTGTGGGTGGCGTACGGAGAAGGGAAGATGAGTCTCGCTGTGAATAGTTTCCAACAACTCTGCGAGTTCGGGGCTAACGGGGCCTTCGGACCAACGCTAGTGTCATACACACGCTCTCGCTCGCGGACTTCTAGGCTGACCATAGTAAGGGGCATCGATCTTACACTACATTACCCCGGCCGAACCGACGGCAGACAGTAATACCCCAGTTACGGGTCGCTGCCATAGGTGTTCAACCCCCCAATCAGTCGTCGAAGCTACCCGCTTCGTGCAGAGGACGTTCACGTCTTACTAATCGTTTCGCAAGCCGAAAACGCTCGGATAGGGCCTTGTGCGCTCACTGTGTTCGTGGTGGGTCTGTCCCTGGCTCTCCAGTCCCCATAGGACTCGGGATACCTGCTTCGCTCAAAGGAACACTGTGCTGCCGGGACCTCCTTACCTCGCATCAACACAATCTGGGTTAAAGTGCGTCACCACACCAACATTCCTCATCACAGCTAGACAGTTACCTCCGCCCATCTGGTTTCCTCACGTCCAACAACTCTCCACATATACCCATCTCACTTACTCACAAAGCGCTTGCGCGCGGAACAGCTCAATCTTACACTACATTACCCCGGCATTACCCGTATAGGTGTTCACTGCCCGTCCCACCGTAGTAGACATTGTGGTTCGCGGTAGGCTAACCTGCAGCAAGCAACACGCAACGGATGGATTTTCTCCAACAGTGCATGGCTCACACGCCCCCCCCCCCCGTTGCCGTGTGTTTGGTTATCTCATGGATGCGACGGCGGCGTTGAAACCAATAGCAAGTTTTACTCAACGTAACCATAGATACTCGCCGTGCCCCGATAGGGCATCTCTGGTCATGACTTCCGCATTGTCGAGGTTGGCTATGCGTCTCTGAACTGTGTCCTCATAAGCAAGCTGCTCGTCAACAGACACGCCAAATGCCTCAGCCACCTCGGCACGTGTTCGAGGGTGCACCCGCGGTTCGCGCATATTCTGCACCGTGCTCTCTAACAGCTGATCTGTGACCCGCTGACCCGCAACGTAGCGCTCATCCTCCCCATAGAACCTGTCGGTCGTTAGGTTAGCAGCAGCATACGCTAAATGCGAGATCATTGGCAGATCATACCCAGAGGTCAATTCGCACACTCCACATCCAGCCAGAAATGTTTTGTATTTGGCGATAGACCAATGGGCGTATCTATGAGAGCAACCGAAGCAGCTGACAGCTCTGCTTGGTATGCGGCACATTGTATATCCCTGCGGCGTCCACACAGGGCGCGAGCGGCAAAACTCGATGTCGTAGAAATTGTCACAGATCACTGCTTCCTCACCAGTCAACCTGAAGCCGATTGTCAGCGCTATCTCACAACACCTGTGAAAGTCCAGCTGCCCATCCTCCACAAACAGCAAGGCGTCGTCGCCGTCACAGAGCATGTCCCACTTGCGGACGCCAGCCACCCTCAGCACAGTAGTGAACACCATGGCGTTCAGGATAGAATTGCCAATCCCCGTATCAACATCACCAGACATACGGTTACCAACAATCTTGTACGAGTGCCCATTCTGTGTCCTGCCGAAGTTCCGGATCTGCCACGTCAAAAGACGTTCAAACTCCGGATCTCTCGTCATTCTCAGGTAGAGCCCATGCACAAGTTCCAGATGCCATGACGCCACACTGGCGTCAAACGAACTAGCATCCACAGAGACAACTCTTGGACGTCTAAAAGCCTGCGTTTTGCGAATTATGAGACTGGCGCGCTGCCTGCTGTTAAGACCCTTTGCAAATAACCTCGTTCTCTCAACTCCTCGTTTGGGTCCCTTCCAGCCCATTAGAGCATGCTCTATTGGTTTTAAGTAGCGCGCCAGCGCCAAGTTGTATCTAGGGCTTCTACCTTGTATGGCTCTAGGCTTCTTCTCCTCCAAACCCACGCCGTTAAGTTTATCAGCCTTGACAAACATGGCCACCTTCGCGTCCCGCCGTTCCACCGGTACAGATTTCAAACTTTCCGCGGCCTCAATATACCTCCTCCTCTTGGCCTTGGAGAGAGCAAGGACTGCTTCATCCACATCAAGCACATCCAAGTCCCAAGTCTTAAAAATCTCCCCGAACCTCCTTTGTGTGATCCTCATCTGCCTCCTGCCCGCATGAGTCCACACAGCGTCAACAAAGACTCGTCGCTCGAGCGACGCCCGCTCAGTACACCAACACTGTGCGTGCATCGTGCACAAGTCCTTGTCGTCTTCCAGCCGGAAAGGTCTGCGAAACACCTGACGGTGTTGACACTGTCCCCGAGTCCATTGAGCGCTCCACCTAACACCCACCGCTTCCTTCCACCCCACGGTAGCGTGCAGACGCTCTACTAACTCTGGGCACCCCTACGCAGACCCCAGCCGGGCATCGGCACTCCTCCAGTGCCGGCCAATCCCACTTAGCCCCGCCCGACAAAAGGCGTCCCAGTAGCCGCGATACACATTCCCCTCTATCGACGGACCACCGAAAACGCCCATTGTTGCGGCCCACCGCTCGCCATTCAGCATTTCTGTGGCTACCTCCTCTTCCGAACTCCACAAGAAAGCCAACATGACAGTCGGCGGCCCGCAACGGGCTAAGCAGTGATCACTGACACCCTGTTTGATCTGCCAGGCCTTAGCTCTAGACAGCAGGATGTTCAGGAGGTTCCGGTCCCGCCTGCGCAGCATGCTGAAGGTGCGCAGGTACGCCAGCAGACCGTGGTCCACCAGCAGCGCTCC